TGATTCTATCCTCAATATCTAAGGATATAATTAAACTGTTATTATAATTTATGATGAAACTTATGCGGCTGTTTCTGACAATGCCTGCGAAATTGCATCATGCAAAGAAGCAGGTTCTGCCTTTGGAGTTCCACCTAGTTTTCCACCTGTAGATGTGCGGAGAGGCTGGCGAGAAGGAATACGAGACTTATAACGATCATTCACAGTTTTGTAAGCATCATTAGCGATGCCTAGAACTTGCTGTGGTGTTACTGGTCTGCCTCTTTCATTCACCAAGGCCGCTACACGGTCATTGATCTCATCTTGTTTAAGACTAAAGTCTGGATCCGAGCTTTTTGTTGTCGATTCCCAATCCTTAACAACCCTCGACAGGTTCTGTAATTGGGCATTAGCTTGGGTCGCTACAGTCTGTTTATTAACAGACTCAGTTCGCTGTTGTGCTTCCTCTCTAAGAGACTGTTCACGTTGCAAACTAGCCCTAGCTTGACTAAGCTCTTTTGCTGCATCTTCGTCCAGATAGCCGTCATCCAGTTTACCCTGGATGTCTTCCGGGAGTCTTTTCCCAGTTAATTCACCTACAGACTGTAAATGACCTTGTAGTATGTTATAGGCTTCTTCTGGATTATTCCTCAATTGAGCCATAATCCGAAATCCTTCTGCTGCATCTTCGGCAGATAGGTTATTGTCACCTATAAAGTCTGCAATCTTATTGTACTGTTGTGAATCTAACTGATACTTATCCGAAAGTTTTTTTAGCTCATTTTTTTCGGCAATGAGTTTCCTGAATCTTGGATGCTTATTAAACGGAACATCAGACCAATCATCATTATCGACAAGGGGTTCTTCTACTTCCGTTTCAGCTTTAATCTCTTCAGAAGTTGTTTCTTCGGGTTCTGGCACTTCCTCTTCTTTGGGCATTGCATCTTGTACAACATCCATGAGGGAAAGCTCAGTCTCCTCTGCCACTTCTTCTGTGGTATCTGACGATTCTACCGTTTCTTCCGCAGGGGAAGCGTCTTGTACTACATCTTCTGGAACGGAGGACGAGTCCTGTTCCGTTAGCTCTTCAGCCATATTACGTCCTTTGTTAAGGGTTAAAAATTATTAGGATAGCCGTCCTTCATAGAACTACGGCTCTCCTAATAATTTTAAAATTACTTTGGCGGCCCTAATCTCCGACCAGCCACTTTTGGTTTAGGGGCGTTATTGCCACCTTTCCCACCTTGAGCTTCAGGGGATCCTCCCCCTCGCTGTACATTTGCGGCTCCACCTTGTGCCATATTTTGAGCCACAATACTTGGGATATTCTCTGCAATTGCCTCATCAACATCCATTTTGTCATCCAATCTTTTGAGAAGCTCTCTTGCAAGGAATTTTGGATCAATACCCGGTATTTGTATCAAGAATGGAATTATACGCTCAATATTTTGCAGTTCGGCAGCTTTATTGGGTTTGCCTGTACTTCCTGCTTCAATTTCAAGGTATATTTCATTTAAAATATCTTCTCTCAGAAACTCAGGCCAGGATGCTCCAGGCCCAACTATTTTTATAACTTCTTCTGGAGACATTTCTAAAAGGAGGACTTGTCCAGCTGCCCTGGTTATTTCGCTCATAAATGAGTCGAGGTCATCGATGTTTGCACCTATGGCAGACATTCTCGATGATTCTGCAATAGAAGTCTCGGTGGCAGTACCTTTCGATATTTGCCCCCAGGTTGCTTCCTGCTGGCCTACGACAAGCTGGACATCATCAAATATAGTCTTTACTTCATATAGATTTGGGTCAATCCCTGTCTGCCGGATTGGTTGAATTACATCATCAACTTTCTGGCCTGACGTTAATGCATTTAATTCTATAAGAGAGTTAGCAGGAGGATTCCTCAGTTTAGCTTTATCCTCATCTTCCAGCATTCCGGCTGGTACAACATACTTTGGCCTGTTTGCCCTTCGATGCTCTCTCAGTCCCTGCCTTGCTCTGTTATATTCAGCTTGCATCGGTTTCAACAACCTTATATCGCTTGGTGGATAAAGCTGATCTTTATGCTCAATTTCATTAAATGTAATTGAGAAAATAGGCCAAAATGTTTCTAGCCGTATTGGAGGAGCTGCTGGTTCCTGGAGAAAATCCTTGTGACCATCACAGACTACAAACATTAATCCTGAAGTTTTGTCATAAATTTCCCAGACCAGGGCTAATCCTTCTCTTAGGTCTTCTGCAGTTTTTCCTTCGTTCTGCTCAAAAATCATATTATAATGATCTTTTCCAGAGGAGACTCTGCCTTTTAGGTCATACTGTAAATAGTCTTTTTCAATATCTACTGTATAAATTTCTTTTATTTCTTCTGTGGACAAGTACATTTCATGAGCTACCCAGGTTGCTCCTACAAAACCTCGGAGTTGTCTGCACATTGGATCCACAATAATTGAATCGCATTCAGGAAAGTCAAATAAAAGCCCTTCCTGGACAGTTACCAGGGGTTCTTCTTCCAGGGATTGAAGAGAGAGTAACAGCTCCTCCATTTCTGGAGAGTCTTCTGTAATATCTCCTTTTTCCACATCCGTAGTTAGCCTCCTTATGTGGTCAACTTGAGCCTGCACATCAGACATTTTAGCTGAGACTTCAGGAAGTCTATCAACGTCTCTCTGATAACCAACCTTGACATATCCGACTGACGTTGTGATTACTCTCCTGACCATAGCTTTCATCTGACTTTTGAAAGTGGGCCTCTGTTCATCCATGTAATAATCAAAGAGCAGCTCCAGGGATTTTGCAACCTTATCCAGATCCCTTCGACCATCCTTAACAGACTCATACTCTTGTACCAACGCAGCAGCTTGTGGCCCAGGTGGGACATTATTCGCCTCGGCAGCCTTAACTTCAGAATATGCTTTTGCCAGGGTTGTGGGATCTTCATCCCATATTTTGTAATCCATCCTGGTACGTCTGGAAGCTACTGGCTTGGGATTTTTTGCATAGAGTGCAGCAGTCCTCTGGTGGACGTGCCTCTGGAGTAGATTTGCAACGTACATATCTTCATTCCAGCCTACATCCGAGAAGCCTTTGTATACTGCCTCCATATCACTTTTCATCCCCTTAAAGGAGAGGTCGTGAAACTTCTTAGCAGACTTAACTTGTGCCTGTAGTTTACTTACAAGTGCTAGTCTTCGCTGAGTAGGTTCTGGTATTTCCTCTTCTTCTGGTGACTCAATGAGTCCTACCCCTTCTTCAAAAATTGCATCAGTTTCTTCCATTTAAAACCCACCATTTGTTGAATATGAACCTTGTTTTTCCCTTAACTTTGTATCCCACTTTATCCAGGCTAGAGTCCCAACCTTCGGGAAGTTATTAGTTGGGGCGTACCCCCTTGGAGCATTCAGTTCTCCCAGCCCCATGCCAATCCAGGATAGTGCATCCACGAAATCATCATGCCGGGAGTTTGGGAACTTTAACACTTCATCAACTGCTTTCTGGCCCCAGGATGAAACCTTGGGAAAATAAACCTTTTTCATTGCCATTCTGCCTATCATTGATTGTGCTCTCTGAACTTTATTTGCCACTGGTGTTACTTCTTCTATCCTGCAGAAAGTCTTTGTTTCATACATTCTTTTCCTCAAAAACGGCCCTATTGCTTTTGATATATGACCTTTCTCGGCCCACCAGATTAATGGTTTATGTTTTTTTATAAGTTCCAACATTGCCTTAACCACCACATCACTTGGTTGTCTTGCCCAATAGCAATCTATAAGGTATATATCATCTTGTTCATCAACTCCTACAATCAATAAGCAGGTTAAATCGTGCCTGGTCTTGTCAATACCAACAGCGTGATCACTAGCAGCATATATCCTTAGATCCTTTGGTAAATTCTGTTTTTCGCAATACTGTATGTTTTCTCTCTGGAACAAATCTCCATCTTCTGGACTTGGCTGCTGCTGATACAGAGCAGAAAAACCTCTTGGATCCAGGTTCCTTTGTGCTTCCAGGAAATCTTTGTTAAATCTTTCGGGCCAAAGTACCGCACCTTCTTTCCTTTTTAGTGGATCATTTTCTCCAGCAAATGCTGGCAAATTTATAATCTTCCATTTAGAACATTCCTCTTTCGTGAAATGAGGGTTGCTCGGATCCGTGAGTCTCCCAACCAGATCATCTTCGTGCCACCTGGTAGTAACTATAACGACCTTGCTCTTCTCGGTCATCAGCCGGGTCATAAAAACCTGCGTGAACCATGACCAAAGCGTTTCACGAAGCGTTGGAGACTGAGCTTCAACAGAGTCCTTAATAGGATCATCCACAACAAGAACATCGCCACCACGCCCAGTAATACTTC